TCTGATCTTCTGACTTCTTTGGCCACGATACCCCAAGATGCTCTTTTATGGGCCTTCTCCACTCAGATGGGAGAATTTCCCTAGTCTGCACCTTATTGAAGTCACAAAGCCCCTCTATGTAGCCTCGCAGCTTTGCCTGAGCATTGACCACATTAGCCCTAGCACCCATGCCACGTTCCATCACTATGAACTCAGACCGAGCAATGATGTGGAGAATTGCACTGCACTTGGAACGCACCACTTTGTCGCCATAGTAGTATGCCCCTTTTGCACCCCTAGGCTTTACCAGCAGGGTCTCCACCCTTGCTTGCCCCTTCCAGTGGGTAACGCCCATGAGGTTGCCGATATCTATCGAAGTCCAGTTCATAATATTTAAAAGAGAAGACGAGAAAAAGGGAATCCCCCCGCTTCGTCAAGGATTATTTTGCTTGTCCGTGAGACAACCTCTCCTTTGTAAATGATACGCTGATGCGTGGTTTTTTATGCGTAAACCATTTCTTTGCTAACGGCAAAGGTATGCGAAGGGTTGCATGGCGAAAGTAACCCCTTGAATCTACACAGGAAATCGTTCTGAGTTCAAAAAGGTTAACCTCGTTGCTGGTTTTTTCTTTAAACCATTTTTCGCCCTTCCATCGTGTCCTAGCGGCGTTAAATCTTTGCTCCGCTTTGGATATAGTGTCTATAATATCTCTAGTCATATCATTGCTTTCGTTAGGGTTTAAAGTTTCCCATCCCACCCACCTTGCTTGTCCCTTACACGCCTTCCTCTATTAGCCAGTCGGTTATGGGCTTTAATATTTTCAACATTTGACTGCATTCGTTAGGGAACGCATCCGCTATTTCTCCACAGTTCAACAAAGTATCTAACGTGGATTCGTCATCCCGTATTAATTGGACTTGTATATCAGTTAGTTCATTCTTATTTAGTTTCTGCATAGTATCATTCTTTCAGTTCAGGTTAAAAAGTGTACCATCCCGCCCACCTTGCTTGTCCCTTATTTTAAGGCTATTGCAATGAGCCATGCTCCAATTGCTACATTATAGGCTATAAACAACCCGTTCAAGATTAAGTCAATCATTGTCATTTCCCTTCATTAATAAGTACAGCAACCACAGCATGGAGCGTCTTCACATCGTCCCGCTGGATTACGGAAACCGACAAACCCAGTACTGGGTATGTATAGAGTACCAGGAACAGTACGGACTGCATGCATTGCAGCATCATGGGCATCATTAATCCCCGCTTCGTCATTGCTTGTCCCTTCATACTGACAAGTGGAGCAAACAACGAAAAATCGTTTCCGTCTGCCCGACTGGTAGGAGTGAAGATATCCACTACCAGATTGAACTATTGCACCGCAATTGGTGCATGCACCTTTGTATTTGTTGCGCTTCATTCTACAGCTTTCCCTTCAGTATTTTGATAAACGTATCATCATTCCCTTCAAATTCAATCACTCCATTTCTACAATCAATTAATGCCAGATCCTGATCAATATCAATTCCCGCATCCACAGTGACAAACTATTAATGCTGCAATCCACATTGAAAACCAGTCCCGTTTTTCTATTCACTACTTTTGTCATAATTCTACTTTCGTTATGGTTAAAGACTCCCATACCACCCACCCGCTTCATTAACCTTCTATCCAGCTTACAGCTTTTTTGAATCCATCGAAGTCCAACATAAAGCCGTCACGAATCCCCTGAGCGGTGTTACCCGTTTCTTTTATGGCAAGTATGCCATACTGGCCGTCACCATCTAAGAATCGCAAATCCGAGGAGTCCATTTCCAAAGTGTTTGGCAAGGCTAGGATACGCTCTAAGTCAGCTTTAACTACAGGGAACGCTACCTTTTGTCCCCTTGCAATAGCTTGCTTGTAAAAGGGAAGCCTTCCTTTTGAGAAGCTATCCCAAGAATAAGTCAGATGGTAGTTATCCATGCTTTGGCGATTTGGATTCTTCGTGTAGTCGTAAAACTGTACACTAGGAAAGCTTGCAATGATATCCGAAAAATCAAGATCACTAGTACAATTCAGACGAACACAGAAGCTTTGTCCCTTCTTTTTTGCCAACTTTTCAGCTTTCCGTATCTCGTGACAAATGGCCATTGTGAACAAATCTTCACGAAATTCATGCAACCAAGTCTTAAGAAGCCTTGCAACCTGTATAGTGGATTTACCACCTCTTTTCTCCATTAACACCCTACCCGACTCATCTAAGCATGGTGCTTTGCATGCACCGGCGAATCCGCAAACGTTTCGACCGCTTTTGCTAGCTGGTGACAAGTACAAACCAAGGGTTGAAAATTCGTATTGCTTACCCTTTACAAGTTTGCTGCTCGAATCGCAACTTGCAATATAGGAAAGACCTAGCTCGCTCAAAAGCTTGCCATATGACAAGTCAGAATCGATTTGCTTGAGTTTGTCTTGGACTTGCAAGCGGATCTTAAGCTTTTCAACAGGAAGCAAAGCATTAATGAAGTCCATTGCCAAGGATTTGTATGCATTCAATTTTTTCATAATATTCAAGATACTGGGATTAATGGATTGTACTCAGTGCAACCAGCAGTGCAACCAAGCAATAATATTTAAGAACCTCAAAATTGAACGAACCACCAAAATTTTTCAAGAATTATTTTTTTACCCACAACACTACCCTTAAGGGTACTTTTTTCAAAAAACACTTCCGACAATCTACGTTTCGTCATTTTTTGACCATTTCCAGCAACACCAGCCTCGTGTGCGTGTAACAGGATAAATCCGAGAGTTGGATTGAGTACAGGATTAAGTACAGGATGGAGTAGGGTTGTACAGGATAGCAGTGCAACTAAGCCTATTAACCAGCACACAAGCCAACCCTTGCAACCTATCCATAATCGGATAGGCTTCTCGCAGCATTAAGTTACGTCATGCCTAACACCATACCACCTGGGCATGCGGTCTATAAGTTACGTCATGCCTAACTTACCGAGCTGCGTGCGTGCGGTTAGTAAGTTACGTCATGCATGGCTTAATGACGGGGGCGGGGGGGGTCGGAACGATCGCCGCTGCCTGTTACTATGAGCCTAATACCCGTACCTTAAATAGGGTACTAAAACTCACCACACTGCAATCACACTGTACTACAATCACTCTATTGGAATTATCATGCTATGCAGCCGTGAAGGAGCGTGTTACCTAGCGACTGAGCAAGTGCTAACGTATAGTTGATGGCGTAGCGGAAGTATGACGTGTAGACCATCCTATACCTTGCCAAGAACGGCAGTGGTTCTTGGAGTGTAACTAGGAATATTATTCCGTCAAGCAGATATTACTCCCAGTCCCACTGAGACCTGTACTGTTCTACAGTTTTGGTGATTGCGTCCCATTCATTCCAATCGAGAGTAATTTCACCTGGCTGTAGTCCTTCTCCTGTTTCATTGGTGAGTTTAATGCGTAGGAAAGATCCTGCTGCTTCGTCATCGGGGCCGACTTCGATGCAATTGAAGATGGGGTTATTGAGGTATTCGGCTTTGGGGTCTTCGTTAATTAGGGAGATTTTGGTAACTACTTGTTTCATGGTTGTATGTCTATGGCTTCCGCTTTCTTTTCCTGTACTTGGTCGAGCGCCCATTTCTTTATGTCTTCGATACTCTTTTCACCGATTTTGTCGGATTTGGATGCGGAGATGTTTGTGGGTCTTCCGTCGAGTGTGAGGGATTGGTTGGTGAGTGCGACCATAGCTTTGACCAGGTCTTTGGTGGGGATGTCGTCCACTTCCTTATGGAGACGTTCTGCGATCTTGCGATTGATATCACGAGTGATGCGACCTAGGAAGTCATAGTATTCTTGTTCAGTCCAGCCGTAAGTTTTCTTTAGGAAGTCACGGCAAACGGCTTGGGACTCTCCACATTCACGGGCTAGGAATCGTGCCTCATCTGTAATGGATGCTCCACCTGCGATGCGTATGACGAGTCGGCGTAGGAAGTCGGGATCGGTGTTGGCAATAATGTTGTAACCGAAGGGTTGTCGAAGTTCAATGGCTTGTTCTTCAGAGAGATCCTGTTTTTTCTTTGGCATCGTTGAGTGTGTCTGCTGGTTCTAGGTGTGATTTAGGCATCTCCATCCCCAGAAGCATATTGGCTGGGCCATGTGGTATTTCAGGTAATCGAATAACTACCTGCCCTTGTTTTGCATTGGATGTGGTGTTAAAAACGAAATTATACCCAAATAGGCAAAGTTTATTTTCTGTGATAGCTAATTCTGACTTAATCCAATCTTGGACATGAAGAGTAACATAACAAGGTTTCATGCACCTATATAGGTGCTCAAATAACCCATCTTGGATTGCTTTTGATATTTTATGCCTGAATATCCATCGACCTTTTTCGTTGTATTGTATTGCAAGGCATTTTTTAACCTTTGGTAATTTAACAGATTCTTCGCTCATATTTCCTTTTCTTGATTAAAGGGCTTGACATGTATTGGTAATTCCAGATGAATGCAAGCCGAAAGGAAGAAACAGCATGATACAAGGATTTAAGGAACGCTTTCAAAGCAGCCGTGTCACTCGCAAGGAGTTGGCAGAAGCGGCAGGAATCAAGGAGTCCACGCTCAAGCAGTACATATTCGGGGATCGTGTATCTCAGCATGTACTGGATACCTTTGAGAAGTTGGACAACCCGCAAGAGGCTTTACCCACACCTCCTATTAGTCCTCAAGAGGAGGAGGTCGTAACCAAATCGGAATGTTCTGGGGAGAAGAAAGAAGATAAGTCAGTTATGATCTCCTCCACTGAGGTGATGGACGCACAGGTGTGCCAAGTGATGCCCAATAAGAACTTCAGGAAAGTAAGGATACTGAAGACAGGGGAGGTGGTTATGGCACGTTTAACGCCCCGCAGAAGGAACGAGTACACAAATCGTGGCAAGCGGCTACGTGTCAAGTTGACAGACAGCACATGGTGGGTGCAGTAGGATTTGTTTGGGTTGTTATACTACTGACATGACTATGCTGGCACTAGGTTCATAGAGGTTTTTTATCACATTTCTAACTCTAAAGGGATAACGGGATTGAGTTCCCCAAACCTGCCTAGTGCCAGCGAATATTTATTATGAAAGTAACAAGATACAGTACCGACTACGGAGAAGTAGACTTTATTGGTAACCCGCCTCTATTTGATGAGATATTGCATGCGGATCAGAAGTCAGTGCGGGAGGCACACAGGCTGAAGAAACAGGAGAGTGAGATTGGTAACGCACTAGAGAACCTACAAAACGTACTATTCCAGCAAATGGGTGTGATGCCTAAGATCACGATATGCCTAAAGTAACCTATGCCGACGAAGTAATCCCTGACTTTGGGATACCTTTTCCCACTGGTAAGCTGCGAGTGGAGAAGGGAGAACTCAAACTGGCACTATCGCCAGAAGAAATACAAGCCACCCCAGACGAGGAGTTGCAGACACTCTTTGATTTGATGGAGAAGCAGCCGATACTGGAGAAGCAAGATCCAGTAAAGTACGGGTGGACACTAGAGAGTTGGCGTAGGGTGATGGAGAATTGGAGGGACACCAAGATACACATCATACTTGGTGGAAATCGGTGTATTACAGGTGATACGCCCATCTTATGTGCAAAAACGGGGGTAGAACGCCCTGTGAGTTCCATAAAAGGGGAGAATGAGGTGCTTTCTATGTATCAGGGACGAGTGGTTAATACAAGAGCTGGAGAACCTTTTCGCAAGGGAGTGTTGCCAATTTTGCGTGTAACCTTGGAAGATGGGTCAAGTTTTCGATCTTCTCCTTGGCATATGGTTTTGGATTCAAATGGGATTTGGCGGCCCGTAGGTTCCCTGTCGCCGAAAGAAAGGCTTTACCAGCCGCAGTCCATTCGGGACACTTACCAGCGAGGGTTGCTGATAGATGAGCCGCATTCGTTTCAAACACTTGAAGATTGTCAGGATCATTATTCTTGGTATTCCCATCAATGTGGTGAACTACTTCATCTGGTTTTAGAAATCGTCCGAGAGTTTTTTCAGCAACAAGACGATGCTCCCAAACATAAGTTTGCTTTCGATAATATTTCCCGTCTGCTTTCTTTTCTCGTCTTTTATTTACAGCAACGCAGTAGGGATGTTCGGGACAGTACACCTTTATGTACCCAGATTTGGAAATTACTTTACCACCTTTCCATTCAGGATGCTTCTCACCAGAGCGTGGCCCAGTTCGTTGACATTGTATCTGATGCTTTTTACACACCTTGTAAATCGACTTCGCATTTATTCTTGGGTCCAGCGAGTTTTGCAACTGCTGTGCGATCCACGCTTGAGTCTTGCCTTCATTTATCCAGTTACGAATCTGCTGAACTGGGTACTCTATCCGATTATGTAGTGCCATACGATCAATCCTTGGGGGGAATGTTCCGTGAGTCAAGAACTATTACCTCCATCACTAAAGAGGCAGATGAAGAAGTTTGGGATATGCACGTACCAGAGGCACACAATTACTACGCCCAAGGTTGCTTCCACCACAACAGCACCAAGAGTACGTTCGCCAATAGGTTGCTGGTGGATATGGCACAGAAGATTGATGAGGCCCGTATTTATCATTGGCACGATAACGAGGAACGCTCTGTAGTGGACGCACAAGCCACGATCTTTAATAGTCTGCCATTTGATCTACGTGAGAAGGGACAGAAGCGTGGAGGACAGAATTACAGTGTTACCTATAACCAGAAGACAGGATTTGTTGGAAGGTTGCCCACATGTATCTTGCCACCCCGTGATGGCATCGACAAGGGCAGTAGCATCTTCTTTAAGTATTACACGCAGTATTTGCAGAACCAGCAGGTAGCGGAGGGATTTAATGCACACATCGTAGAGATGGACGAAGAATGTCCGTTGAAGTTATTTCAGACAATGATTCCCCGTACAGTGGACTTTCATGGTAGGATCATCCTGACTTTTACCACGTTGCAGGGCTGGACTCCACTGATTGCAGAACTACTCAAGGGGGCAGAGACAGTGGCGACTCGGTATGCTCCGACAGAAGGCAGGGAGTTACCAGTGGAGCAGATATGTCATGCTTGGCCATCAGCTCGCATTTACTACTGGTGGACGGAAGACAATCCATTCATCGACTCACACCACTTGGTTGAGCAGTACGTCAATCAACCAGCAGAGGAGAGACTGGCAAGACTCTACGGAATTCCCACTAAGACACAGCAGGGCAAGTTCCCGAAGTTTAACAAGGATGTAAATGTCGTACCACATGGCGAAATACCATTTATCAAACACCCAGACAAATACCCAGTTACTCGTTATTTCATCACTGATCCAGCTGGCACTAAGCCTTGGGTTGCAGTATGGATTGGAGTTATAGGAGATGGTCGGGTGTATGTGTATCGTGAATCACCAACAGAAGAATGGTGTCAACCACACGTCAACAATGCTGGCACACCAGTAGGTAAACCGAGTGTAGGACAGAAACCCAACGGATGGGGCTATTTACAGTGGAAGGAACACTTTATCGGCTTGGAGCAGGATGAAGAAATTATTCAGCGTATCTGCGACCCTGGTTTTGGAACCCAGAAGGTAACAAAGACCGATGGACAGACAGACATCTTTGCAGAAATGGCATCGCTAGACTTTCACATGATCCCTGTATATCGTGGAGATGTGGAGTCAGGTGTGTCTAAGATCAACGACCTACTATCGTGGGATGATCGCAAGCCGTTGTCTGAGATCAATAGACCACAACTGTATGTGAGTGACCAGTGTCAGAATACAATCAACTCAATGCTGGAATACACAGGGTGCAGCAAAGAAGAACATTGGAAAGATTTTGTGGATGCAGTTCGGTATGGAGTAGTTAATGGACTGCACTACTGTGAAGAAGGTGGGCTTGAAGCAACGGGTGGTGGAGGATATTGAGTTTGACTAGATATTACTTAGAGTATATGGGTGGGCTATGGATTTGATTACAGACGAAAATATGACAGATGTTCCCAAAAGCGGGGAGCCAGATATTCCTTTTCTACAAGAGGCGTACAGTCGCACAGTGCATGACCTCCAAGAATGGGTTGATCAGCGGGAGCGGGATTACTACACACGAAACTGCAAGTGGGACGGCAAGAGTGAAGACTTTAAGAAGCACAACCGCAATGCAGAGACTGGAGAGGTATTCCCGTGGGATGGAGCAAGTGACCATGAGTCCCGTGAGGTGGATGACCTCATCAATACCAAGAAGGCTCAGTGTATCAATGCCATCAAGAAGGCGTACATCAATGCCATTCCTGTAGAGTCGAATGATATTCAACGTGCTGCGGTAATCTCCAACTTCATGCGTTGGCTCATCAATGCAAAGATGGAGGAGTTCTATGAGCAGATAGACTTAGGCATAGATCATTTGTTAGAGAAATCCATCATGGTACACTCAGTAGAGTGGGACTATTGCAAGCAGCAGATACAGCAGGAACTAACACTGGAAGATGCGATAGCAATGGTGGTGAACTCTGGTGGGGATCAGGAACAATTTATGACAGGTGAGTTGGATGACCAGTACATTCCAATGCTCACTGAGGGTGCAGGAGTTAGTGATAAGAAAGCTAAGGCGATGCTCACGGAACTACGAACCACTGGCAA